GGGAATTACACCTAATAAAACATCTTTCATAAATCCCCCTTTATGAATTTTTAAATTACACCAAAATTAACAGACATACATTCGACTTCTACTTCTTTGATTAAAGTTGATTTGCCTTTTGCTTGATATTTTGCGGCTTGGCGTTTAGCAGCTTCTAGCGTTGTATATTGGTTTTCAAATTTGCCATCTACTCGTAATGAATAGCGAATTACTTTTTTCCATGCAGACATTTAATTCCCCCTTTTCAATTACTATAACTACATTATACCACATAGTAAAGAAAAGTTTATTAGGACAAACCCTAAGTCTTATACAAGAGTAAAAAGACAGGGCAAGATTTGGTGGACTGTTTCATGTAACGCAGAAAGCCGCAAAACTCGCTACTTGCCACATCCTCTTGGGGCGGCTTAACGCCCTGTAAAGGTGGGGTGATAGCCCGTGAAGGTTGGGCGGGGGAAGCCCAGCTACCACCCCGTTGTCATTATAGTTTGTTTTTGGCCCTGTAAAACGCCAGTAAGTGACTAAAACATTCCCACCCGATTCGCAGGTCATCTTCAGGTATCTCTAATAGTTTAGCCTTGTTTTCGTTGGCATTGACATACACAATAGCGCACCGTGCGTTGGGCATTTCAAAGCCATGCCTGTAAGCCGCTAACTGCATATGGTGGTCAAAGTATGTATCAAGCTTATCCACATTCTTTTCGGTGGTCTTGAAGTCGATGACAAACCCATCGGTCTTGGGGTGGTAATGGGGTCGGCTAATCAGGTCGCATTTACCGCCATAGCCACCGTGGGCAAAGGACTTCTCAGCAACCCATAGCTGTTGCCCAAAATGCTCGTTTATGGCCTTTTCTACGACACGGACATAGGTTGGTAACTCAGGAATGTAAACGCCTTCGTAAAACGCTTCTATGATGCCGTGGATTTGTGTGCCACGCTCGGCAGCTTGTTTGGCGGTTTCTTTGCTATCGGATACAACCCGACTTAGCCAATCTTCTTCAGATTCCCCGTCTAGGCGAGGTAATGTAAGTGCAGCGAGTATGGCTTGTTGTTGTTTCCATACATCAAGGGCTGGCTTGGCGGCACACCCGATAATGGTGGTAACTGAGGGCAATAAGCCCCGTTCTCTTGCGTCTTTGACAGTTGTGTTTCTTTCTTTGCCATTCTTGCCAACGATGCGATAGGCTGTATCGCCATTGGGTAAGTACCAATGACCACTTTCACTTGTATTCTCCTTCACTAACATAAATCCCCCTTAACTTGCTAACGATAATATATCTTTACGCTCTCGGTCATCTGTGACCCGCTCGGCACAAGCCAAGACCACGCTTTTAATGACGGTTTCTAAGTCCTCAACTGCAAACCCGATGATGGGTACTTCCTCATCGTAGCCCCGTTCTTGAAAAGTCTTGACGGTGTATTTGGATTCAATCACATCTTTAATCGCATGGTTCATGGCTTTCTCCTAAAGGTTATTCCCCCTAGAACGGCACACTTAAATCCTCATCATCCTCAATAGCATTAAGGACTTTGCGGTTCTTGTTTTGAAATTCTGCCGATTGTTGAATTTGGTTCTTCAGGCCATCGGACAGGCTATCAAATACAGCTTGGTCAAACTTTTGCATATCAAACAGAAGTGTTGGGTTTACGCCACTAGGTAACCCAGCTTTAGCAACTACGGCTGGTACTGGCGTTACGGCTACCGCATCGGCATAGGTCTTTCCGTTAGATTCTCTATGCTGAACGGTAATCATGCACCACTTGTCTAACAAATTTGTTAGGTCAAAGCCCCGCAATTCATCATCGGTAAATGATTTGCCACGCCAAGATTCCAAGTCCTTCCGTAACGAAGCCTTTTCGCCTAGCGACAGCGTGTAATTGCGGGTTTGGATTAGGGGCTTGCCTTCATCGGTCTTGAGGTCATCACCGTGCAATTCCCAAAAAAACTTTACTTTACGCAACATATTGACTTTGCCCATGTACTCAGACTTCTGTGTACCAAGGTCAATAATGCGGTATAAACGAGCCAAATGTGACCCAGTTGGTGCAATCTTAAATTCTTTCACGGGTGCGCTTCCTGTAACTATCATTGTTTTCCCCCAAAAATATTAGAAAAGTCATCGGCAATAGCAGACAAAATGGGGTTAATCCTACCCTTTTTGGGTAGGCCACAATGAAACCGAATTAGGTCAATTTCTGCCAATGTCAGCATATCGCCATCTTCTGCCTTATCCAAAGCTATACAAAGTTTCTCTTGTTCAGCCATCATATCGTTGTGTAATTCCTGTAAGTCATCCATAAGTTTCTCCATAAGTTAGCCTGAGTAGTCAGGTAACTTTACTATAAACCTTTTTTTACCCATGTGCAAGATTTGTTGTTAAAATATCTACTTAACCAATAAAATTACTTTTATGGACTTCAAACTTACACCAAAACAAATGATTCATTTATGCGGTGGCCCTGCCAAAATCGCCCGCAGATTCAAAGTAACAACCCAAGCTGTGCATCGTTGGCAACACGAAGGTTTACCCCACAGTAAGCTTCTAGAACTAGCAGCGCAGATAGAACGGGAAAGCCACGGATTAGTAACCCGTAAGGATATGTTTCCCCAATCTTGGCATTTAATTTGGCCTGAGTTGCAATAGCGCAAAATTTTGTTTTATACTGTGTGTGCAGAGTGATGACTGCTTAGTAGGTGGCTCTATACACAAGACCCTTTTGGGTTGCCCTGAGTGTTTAGTAAATGTTTATAGAGCCATTTATTAAGCAACATCACCTTAGAGCAACCCCAAAGGGTTTTTCTATTTCTGCGGTCTAAACTGGCGGCTCTAACGACATCGTAGCAGTTTGGATACAAGCGTTACTAGAAGGGTAAGTGGTTGAAATAGCGCAAAATAGGTGGCGAAGCTAGTGCCTATACCACGCAAGACTGGCGGGTTCTGTAACTCCGATGGAGCAGATGAAGGCGAATCTAGGTAGGCTAGGTTCGTTCACCGAAAGAGCAGTAACCTATAAGTTATATATAAATATAATAAATAAACCTATAAGTAACATAAATAGGTCATTAACCCATTTAATGCCACATTTATAAGCCATTAAATAAAATTGCTCCATATTAGGGTAAGTCCTAATAAACAAAAGTTGATAATGCCTTACGATTACATTACCAACTTAAAAGGGGGAAATATGAAATACATCATCGCATTACTATTAACGCTTGGCATGAATACCGCCCAAGCTGAAGCTATTGCCCAATCACCAAACGAAGGCGGTGGGTTTATTGTATTAACAAACGAAGTATGCGTAGTTAATAAAAAGACCTTTTCTGAACTGCGTAGGGTGTATAGCTATACCCAAAGCGGCCTTACGCAAGAGGGTTGTTTTATGCTTGAGGATGACACCGTAGTCGTAGTATGGGAATCAGGCAATAAAAGACGCTATTCTGCAAGCGGGTTTACTTTGGTCAATCGGGGAAAAAATATATGAAATTAATTATTTCCTTAATTGTTGTTGCTTTTTCGCAACTAACTTTTGCCCAAACCTATGTGGTGACCGACCCACAAGGTAATGTTTCTTATTATGTACAAAAACAGGGTAATTCGGCTCAAATAGTAAACAATCAAGGCCAAGTGGTGCAAAACGCCACAATCTATCCAAATCAGGTCGTTACACCACAAGGATGGGCGATTGGCACACCTTCTTACACCGTGCCTATGTCACCACCAAGCCCACCATCACCACGAGTATTGCAATGACACCGTTAGAACTAGCCGACAAATTAGAACAGTTGATGAAAACAACAAAGGTTGATTACACCGTGCAAGAAGCTGCGGATATGATTCGTGAATTGCACCTTAAAAACCGTGAACTGCAAATGCGTATAGATTCTATGGCAGTTAGAGTGGAGTATTTATGAACCCTTACGAATTAGCTGATGAATTAAAAAAATGTGTTGATGATGGTTTTACAGACTTGGTTTGTGTTTGTGATGCCGCCAATATGCTACGCCAACAAACAGACCGCATAGCGGAGTTGGAGAAAGAACTTCAATCAGCAGAAGTAGATATTGATGTGTATAGACATGAAATAGCGGAGTTGGAAAAAAGTCAAATGGCTTGGTATGAGGCTGGAAAGTTTGTAACACCACAAATAAAAGAGTTAAGTGATGAGGAAATAAGTTTAGTTATTTCGGAAAGTTATCAAAGTATCGGTAATGCAACATTAACGGATTTGTGCAAAGCAATACTAAAGAAAGCGAGTGAGAAATGACCACATTCACTACTGATGACCGTATAAACGCTTATAGCCATTACAAAATCTATGACGAACATGGCGAATTAATGCGTACTGTTAAGACCAAACATGAAGCCGAGCATTTAATTCAGACCTATACGGACTGGACTTACCAATTTGTAAAAGCCGACAAAATTAAATTGGATTTGCCCGATGCGCCTTTTTAAATGGACTGGTACATTTCTGTG